CACGCCTACATGGGCGCTCTTGGCCTGACCATGTGCATGGTGGTAGTGGTCAACAAGAACAATAGTGAGGTGTACGAGGAGATCATCGACTTCAACCCAGACCTCTGGGACAAGGCACAGGCTAGAGCTTGGCGGATCATCACCAGTGATGCACCCGACAAAGACACACGCATGTCTGAAAAAGACTGGCGGATGAAGAATGAATCCAGTCTATACCGTGACATCTACTATGGTCGCCGTCTTCCTGAGTCTGTGAACTGCAGGAACTGCGTCAACTCCAAGCCGCTGATTGATTCAAACGGCGCTGTATGGTTCTGCAAACGCAAAGAGAAGTCTTTGACTCTTCAGGAGCAGCGTGACGGGTGCAAAGATCACATGTGGATACCTGCATTGGTTAACGCCAATCACCTACCCGGCAAGAGCACAGACGATTCTGTGGCTTATCAGGTTGGGGTCATGGAGTTTTACAACTCAACATCTGAGGTGACGGGTGAGTACCACTACAGTAGCTCTGAGATCAGAGAGTTATCAAAAGCAAACTTTGATGCTGGGCTAATGATGACCGGCGAAAGTGTGCGACGTGATTTCCCAGGTAGCTATCTGGACAACGTCGATGAGCGCAAGGTTCCGTTCTAGTCCCACACTCGTGGGTCTTTGACGATCAGTATCTTGGTGCCAGGGTAGAGGGCTTCGACAAGCTTCTTCTTGAGAGCAAACACTTGGGTGACCACACCCTTAACGTCCTCTACCACCACCTCGCCATCGCGCTTGTAGCGGAAGTCTGCGATGTATGAGCAGATCTTCTTTTCTTCGCCATCAACCATGATCCGGCACGGGAAGTCTACTTGGACCTCGAGGTCTGTCAGTTCGCCAGTGGCTTCGTATCTCTTGAGTATCTTGTATCGCGCTGCTTCAAGCTTGGAGTCAAAGACAATGCCGTCGTACTCAGTCTTCTTTGCGAAGTACTTACTCTTTCCTTTCTTTGGTGCCCGCTTTGGGATCACATCAACTACCGCCCATCAGTTTCTCTTCTTCCTGCTGGCGCAGGAACTGTGATGCACGATTAAACAGGGATGGCATCTGAGGCGCAACAGGCGCTGTGTTCGGCTGTGCTGGATCACTTTGAGGCGCGCCCTGTGGTGCAGAGGCTTGTTGCAAAGCTTTCGCTCTAGCGGCTTGTTCTTCGGCCTGAGCTTGTGGCCTGAATGGAGCGCCTTGGAATTGAGCCAGTTGCTCACCTATAGCGCCCATATCTAGCGGATTAGATAGCTTGTTTTCATTTCCACGCAAAGCAATCTTTATAGTCTCAGAGCTTGGGAAGAATGCTTTGAATCGACCTGACATGACCATGCCTAGGTTTGGGGTTTTAGCTTCTTTCAGCGGTTTAATAATTTCAGAGTTGGTAAGCCCAAGCGTTTTTGCGTCTTCAATCGCCATGTTCAGATCACGCAGCGCCTTGAAACGCTGTTCGTTTGCAGTAATGAATGCCTGAGTGGTGGTTTCTGCATCGACATTGCCACGAGTTTTTGCCACCTGGTTAAAGATACCGGCAGCATCGCGGACGTTTCTTGCCGCTTCAAGCGCACGATAGTACAGCACGCGCTCAGTGCGAGGCTTGATGCTTTTGACGCCAGTCAAAGCCTCTGCAAATTCTTGTGCTGGATCTAAACGATAACCTTGTTTGCTAACACCAAGTTCTGCATCACCCATAGCGACAGAAGCTACGGCTCTAGGAAAATCTCTGAGAGTAAATGACAGAGAGCCAGGAAAAGGCGATGTAGGTGTTGTTGTTAGATCTACTGGGCTTACACCAGGCATCAAACCGTCAACAAAGTGAGCAAAGCTTTTGCCAAACTTTGTTCCTAGCGTATCTGTCTCTCTGTAGATTGGACGATTGAAGGTCGTATTGTTTCTCAATATGTCCAAAGCTTTTTCTGTAACAATCGCTTCGCTCATAAACGGCGAAAAGAACTCTCTTGCCGCACCACCTTCACCAAGGCTTGCGTTAAACGCTATGGTGCTCAAATCTTCTTCCTTCGTAATACCGTTGTTCACCGCATTGAACACAGCCGCTGCAGGCCTGCCAACATAGTCATATGGATTGGTATACGAGAAGTTATAGAAGTCTGTGACCTTGCCATTCTTGTCGGTAGCAACAGGTATCAACGTCGAGTTTCTATCCCAGTCCGCTGCCATGGACCGCTTGTAAGCATCAATCTGCTCTTGATCCGCACCAGTAAGAAGCGTTCCTGCTTTCACTAGTGATGCTGGTATAGCCGCGTTAACTGATACCAGACCAGACAAACGCTTCATGCCGATCTCTCTGAGTTCTGGCGACTCGCTTGCCAGTTCTTTGATACTGCGCCCAAGAATGTTGCCGCTGGTCCTGATCATCTCAGCAGGGAAGGCAACGAAGTTTCCAAACGGCAATTGACGCAACCGCTTGATAGCTTCTGGAACACGCGCATAGTTAGGCACAGTGTCCTTAACGATCTCCGCAGCTTCACGCTTCATGGCGATTTTAAGCTGTTCTGGCGTCAACTCAGATGGCCTTATGACTGGCCCAAACTCCGTGAAGTTTCTGGGATCAGAAACAGGCAGTGCAGTGTTTGGGTTTCTAGCAAATATATTTTCAAGACGGCCAAGTTCCATCTCAAAGCTGTATGTTTTCCACACATCATCAGACGCTTGGTAAAGCTTTGCGGCAAAACCGTTTTGCATTCCTTGGGCTTTCTTAAATAGTTTACCAGTCACGCCAGAACCAAGGCCCGTGCCTTCTGCTGCATCGTTAATTAACGACTCAAACTCACCAATCTTTGCGTTGGTATTGATTACACCTAGGTCAACGAGTTCGTTGTAGTAATTTTGTCTGTCGGCAAGAGTTGCTCCAGACTTTCCGGGGCCCGTTAGTCTCTGGTTAAGGTTGCTAAATATGGTTGATACAGACTTTGCAAGAGACTCAGAACCACCCACATTGCCATTAGCAAGCGCAAAGAAGCTTGCGGTGGTCGCGTTTCTGATCTGCGTTATTGGGCTATAGACAGTCTTGGCTACCTGGGACATGCCTTTCAAACCCAAGAAGGTTGAGTACAAGGGTATGTTCCCCTTGGACAAATCAAACACATCACTGCCGCCTTCAAACGCTGCTTTGTATTCGTTCTTTATGTACTTGCCTGCAAGCGGACCGAATCTAGCTTTTTGTGAAGCGGTTATTTCGCCAAGCGGATTACCCGCCTCTGCGCCTACTCTTGAGTAATCTCCAAGCTTTGCGTTTGGCGGGATCGTATCGAATATAAACTTTGCACCCTCTGGGAGTTTGGCGTTGTACTCAATCAGGTTTTTGTAGTACTCAGCCTTCGCTATGTGCTTCGACATGATGTCAACGGTTTCAACCATCTTGGTTCGCAAGCCCGCTTCTTGTTCACCGATGTCTCTAGCCCTGATGCGTTCTGGACGGAACCGCATGACAACGTCTTTTGCGCCCGTGTACTCGCCAAGAAAGTCTCTTACTGCAGGTAGATCATCAAGCTTCCTGCCCTTCAACATTCCTTGAGACACCCCTTTCAGTGTTGCCGAATCAACAACATCTCTTGGTTGCATCTTAGCGTTGTTGAAGTTGCCTTGAATCATACTGTTCAACAACTCTCTAGCTTGAGTCTCGTCAAGCTGAGAGGCCTCATCTAGGCCACGGCTTGATTTAACAAGCTCTTCAACGGCAAGTTCTGCTTGTTCTGCTGTGGGTGAGTAGTTGGTGTCTTTCAGGGCGCGATAAAGACGCATGCCGTAAAACGTTTTGTTGTTTCCTATGGCATCAATCAAAGCGTCTTTTGATTCATCGCTTTGAAGACCGTCTTCTAATATGTCTTTTACAGATGTGCTCAAACCATCGATTTGTGCTCGCAGATCCCTCGCGCCATCGAACAAACTCAAGTCTTTCCTATTGCCGAATAGGCTTTTTGGTGTGTTCTGAGCAATGATTTGATCTATCTCTTTTAGCTTCTTTTCTGCGCCAAGCTTTACAACGTCACGGCCTACACCAGGCTTCATGCCGGTAGTCTCTGCAAACAAGAAGTCATTTAGCGTATCAAGCACTTGTGACTTATCTTGATCGTTAAACAGTCCTTCGTTCTTGTTCACAAAAGACAGAGCGTTCTCCATCTTCTCGACAGCCTGTCTTGCCTGAGAGTTCTGAGCCGCTATTTGCGTTACCCGCATAGCATCGTATTGAGCGGTAAATCTGTCTGGCAACCCGCCTTGTTGACTCAAGTATTTACGGCCAACCTTCTTGAGACGCTCTACTTGTCCCTGCATGAACGTAGGATTTTCAAGGTCTGGCTTTACACCAACAGCACTAAATGGAGTCTCTGGATCTTTAATCGCTTGAGCAGCAGCCTTCGCAAAGTCTGTACGGCCAAGAGCGCCAAGCCCTGCGCCAACAGTCTTTGCGCCCAAAGATGCGATAGCGGGCACACCAAGGACTACAGCAGCACCTTCTGCGCCTACACGCAAACGATTAGATAGGTTAGCGGCAGAAAGCTCTGCACCAGATAAGTCTGATGTATCTATCCGCTTGGTGGGCCCAGCCTCGAAGAAGTCACCGAGTGTCTCAACGTCTGGTGTAGTAGCAGCTATGTCTGCGCCGACGGTTGCGCCAAGCTTGCCCGCTGACCCCAAACCTTTTGCCGCTTTGGCAGCGATTCCACCGGGAGCCGCGAACTGAGCAATGAAACGCGCAGCCTTGCCCACCTCGGTCTGTGTGTCTGGTTTGTACTTATTAAAGAAATTTCTTACAGACTGAATGCTTTCTTCGTCAGCGCCAAGAAGCTCCATAGGCAATGTAGTAATGCCCTCTGTCGCGCTGACAAGACCAGAACCAATACCCCTGCCGATATCACCTATGGCGGATACGTCTTCTTCGCCTAGTTGTGCGCCACGCTCTACAATTGGATTTTCAGCAGCCCATTCAGCCGCTCTGCGCGCAGCATAATCAGGATCGTCGGTGCGAACATTTATTGTTCTGCCACTTCCGTCAGGTACGGCTACTATCATTAGTCAACATCATCAGAGGGAGCGGCTGCAACCCCAAGGCTAACCCTTGCGTCTTCAGGAAGCCGGTAACCAGTTGCCGCTTCAAACTGTGCAATTTGTTCTGGAGTAACACTGCCAGCAGTATCAACGGCCTCTGAGAACAAGCTCATGAATTCATCTCTAGGCGTTGCTTGGTTTGAAAGCAAAGAAATAATGTCGTTGTCAGCAAGGTCTGTTGTTTCTTTCAAGAACTGATAGTTACGCATCAACGCAGTTTCATCTTCTCTCTGCGCCTCAAGCTGCCTGTATTCTTCTTTGCCTATAGCAAAGTCGCTTGCAAGATTGCGAGGAGCAATACCCTCAGACGCTTGTGCTGCTTTAGCAAAAGCGTATTGATTAGCAGGGTCTTGCAGAAAATCTTTGAACTGAGTGCCCGCACCTTTCAACATATCAAGGAAGGTCTTGGGCTTTGTTGTTGTACCACCACCCGTTCCACCACCCGTTTCATCACCTTTTTTGCCTGACGTTGAGGCAGGAGTTTTAGGGGCCTCTGGCCCAGATAGAAATTCTGAAAACGCACTGATTTCTGGCGTTGCCATGAACTTATCGTATTCTTCTCTAGTAATCCTTCCTGCCCTCAAGGCCGCATCAAGAGCGGCAGACAGACCTGTGCTCAAATAATCTGTACCAAGCGCCAAATCTGTGGCTCCAGCCGCGCCAGCAACACCTGCGCCTACTTGACCAGTGGTTTTTAACATGCGACCTGCAGTTCTTACTGGTGCTGTTACCCTTGACGTTGCTGATGAAACGGCATCTTTGGCACGAGCAACTGCACCCGGAGTGGGTTCTTCAGGAGCGTCTTTTTTTGAAGCGGCAGTTTTTGGCGTTGGTCTAGGCTTAACAAGATGTTCAGCTTGTTCCGTAGCGGTCATAGGCCTTTTGCTTTTTGGATCAGCAAGACCCTCTGCTTGTTCTTGGGTAGACATTCCCCGACGAGACCCAGGCTTCGCTCTTGGCTTGAAGCCTTTAAGCCTTCTAAGCACTGGATGAATCGACATCAATGTAAGAAGTGCAGCCTCACTAAGTTGTCCAGCTTCAGCCAAACCAATAGCCTCTGCTTCAGACAAACTTTCAAGTTGTTGAACAGCTTCTGGTGATAGAGCCTCCCTAGGATCTGTAACAAGCGTTCTAAATCCTTGAAGCGCGTCCTGAAGCATTCCTGTTGCAGAATCAACAAAATCACC